TAAAGTAACTTATAAGTAACATTATAATATGTATTTAGCCTTAATGTTGCCATTTATGTACATTATACTATGTAGAACCACATTAAACTATGATTTGTCTAGGTATACAAATGCCAATAAATCGAAATAGTGGCAAATGTTTGTAACAAAACAAGGGTAAATATGTTACATTCTTGTAATAGAACAAAGGTAAAATGTCAAGTTATAGCCTGAAAAAAGTTGACAAAAGTCAGGTTATAACCATAAAAAAAGGGATGCCTTTCGACATCCCCTAACCTAACCAAAAAACTATGAGCTGCAAATATACTAAAAGATATGTGATATCCTACAAACTTGTCCGAAATCTTTGTGATGCAGGAATCCTTCTACTGCCTGAGGTGAATGTTGGTAGCCATTTCTATGATGCCACGAGTCTGTTCCTGAGGGTGATCTAAGTGACTCAACAGTTACTCCAATGTAGTCTTTACTTGTTTTGTGGTGAACGTGATGCGTATAAACATAACGATGTTTAGACAAGCTCCATTCGTGAGGAAACTCGGTTGCCATTAACAAAGGTAGATCTACGTGTTTCGCTCCATCTCCGTGAGTAGTTCCAATTAGATTCTTCCCATATAGAAATCCCTTCCGATGAGCAATAGAACAATCGAAAGTAATATTATCACAGTTTCTAAACCACGTCTGAATAACATCCGCAAGGAAGAATCCGTGTGTGTAATCGTGATTAGATGGATTAAAGGTAAAATGCACATCAGCGACAGATAGCAGAGTTTCCAAGATATCAACATACAATTGTTTTGCGATTAAAAAATTAGAGTACCACATTCCATCCGTGTCCTGTGGTGTTCCTCCTGTAGTGGTTCTTTTAGGAGTATCAATGTGAAGGATGTCGTTTCCTCCGATAAACAGGATCTTGTCAATATTGAATCCAGAACTCTTGTCTAAGATTCCTTGAACTCCTTCTTTCACACGTTTAACTGCGATCTGATTATTGTAGTCTTCACCTGTTTCAAATGCTTCACATAACTTTCCGATGTGGATGTCTGCAGGATCAACAACTAATAAGTGTCCGTCTGTTGATGGATTCCTAAAGATAGTTGGATATTCAGGTTTGAAATCTTTGATGTCTTGCAAGATTAACTCCTGCAGCTCTTTGTAATTTACCTCTTCAGCTTCTTTAAAGTTCGGATTTTTAAAGAACAATGATGCATTTTTAGACTTTAACCATCCGTGTTTTACATCTCCATCGTTTAAACCTAACTCGTTTGATTCTCTTTTGATTGCTCTGTACTGATTAACAACTTCAGCTTCATCAGGTTTCAATCGGTAACGAAATTCTTTTTTCATTTATAGAGTTTAGTGAGAAGTCTTATCCTGCTCCTGAAGGTTTCGCTTATAGATAGCCTAACTAGGAATCCTACGATAAATGCAATGATCACAAAAAGCCAGTTGATCTTAGTCTTTGTTATGTACTTATTTTGGTACTTGACCTTTTGAGCTTCCGCTTTGATGTATTTTGTTTTGTACTTGTATTCAATACGTGTCAGGAATCGTGTTTTAGGTACGAAAGAAGCCTTGTAACGAACGATTGTATCTTTCTGAACAATTACCTTCTCCCAATAAATTGAGTCTCTTAAAACGTAAGGAATTGAATCTATTGTCGAAACTTGTATTGTGTCGCTAGTTTCGTCACATCTATAACCTTTTTTGATTGCACGTAGAACGTGATAATTAGCAGAACACGAAAATAAAGTAACGCTGATTGCGATACCTAATATTACGGTCTGAATGTATGTCTGTAATCGTTTAACCTGTTTAACCATCCTGTCAAGAATTTAGCGTTTTTACCTACTCCAATTGCATAAAAGAATCTTTCTCTTTCAGCAGTCAATGCATCAAACAATTTTTTAGGTTCGATTGAATTTGCCAGTAGTATTGTTTTTGTTCCTATGATTCCGTCTACTGTGCAAAGTAAGCCACAATGATTGATAGCTACCTGTAGAGATTTGGATGCTTGTTTAACTCCTGATCCCCACGCCATCCCTGTAACGAATACTGCAATGTTTTGTGAATTATAAGCATCACCTCGAACGCCATCCCAGTAGCCTTTTTTAAATATTGCAAACCAATCAGCAGCGTTCATAAGATAGAAACGTGCATCATTGTCAGTTCCAAAAAACGAAACCCAAGCTTTGTAAGTTATTCCTGCGTTTGTGTGATATCCCGTTTTTCCCTTGTAAGCAGTTGGACAAGGATAACTAGATGCTGAGTCTGATTTGTCTCTGGATAGTCCACCTTCCCACTTCTTTGTGAACTTAACGTATTTTTCTATTAATGTCATTTTAAATCGTCTAAGGTTTCTTTACTACGTTTGGCAAACTTAATAAACTTATCCCATACATTAACTCCTGTAACTGAAAAGTAACTTTCGTTAATAGATTTTATCTCCGTGTAAACGCAGAAGAATGTAAACGCTTTTGTCATTAGTAATTCAATAGCAATGAAGTGTGCAAGAATATCAGCTATAACATACTTTTCTAACAGGAACACAAAAACGATAGCACCTGAGTACAAAAGTGTTTTAGAAATGGTGTGAGATAGTCTACGAGAGCGAATGGACTTCCATCCTCCTTTTTTAACTGAACGCCAAATGCCGAAACACGTATCTAAAATAATAGATAAAATTGCAATGATTACTAAAGGTTTAACAGGTGCTAAAATTGTGCAAATGGAGAATGCTAATAAGGTTAAATTGGTTTTCATTTTTGCACTGTTGTTTTATTTAGTTTAGCTAGAAAAACACGAAGCTTCTCTACATTAGTTTCTTTAGGTTTGTAATTACCTAGTTTAATCCGTTTTCTCATATATACCAACCTGTATGATTGTTCATTGAATCAGGGAAAATGTCGTTGTTCTTGTTGGAACGATACTCAGGAAACAACGTCTGATTAAAAGACATATAGTCAATGAATCGCTGTGTGTAGTTCTGAGCAATACTTCTTTCCTTTTCTAGTAAATAGTCTACTTCGTTTTTGTCTACGTTTTCTGAGTTCTCAGACGAATGTTTGTAAACTCCTTTGTTTGCAATTGTGTAAGCTGCGAAAGGTAAATATTCTACCATACCCCAGTGAATCAACATAGGCTTCACGTAAGTTGTTACCAAAGTCAAATAGTTCCCTGCAAGTGTTCCTGCGATAACATCCGCTTGTAGCTTTTGGAATAGCTTTGTACCTAAGTAATTCTGTATGTGAATATCTTGAGCGATCTTAATAAACTGAATGAACTTATCCGTGTCTACGTTGCCATTTAAAGCTGTGTAACGAACGATATCATCGCGTGTGATAAATAGTGCTTCTGCCATTATTTAAATCTATTATTGGTTGGTAAAAAGCCTTGATTTGGCATATCTACAGGACGCATTGCAACTTGCTGAGGATTTCTAACTCGGTAACCTGCTTTCTCTGCTTTGTTTGTACTGATTGTTTTTGCATTAGGACTTAAAGGGTCTATTCCTCGTCCTTGTTCAAACGCAACAAATGTTTGACGCATCCATTTGTGATGACAAGCACCTCCACCTTTGTAAAGGAAGATGTCATAAGTGTCAGCTCCTCTAGCACCCCAACCTGCGTTGACTACCTGAGAACCCATTCTAACGATGTCCTCTTTGCGATAAACTTTATTAGCAGCAACCATCTTTCTGCAGAATGGTCTTGTGTTGTCTTTTACGCCACCTTCGTAACGATATCTTGTGATGAACTTAAATCCGTCAACTACTGCGTCTTGTTCTGATTTAGCTCTAGGATTAGCAGTACCTGTACTTACAAAATTGTAAACTTTGGATAGTAAAGATTGTTTCTTGTTATTTGCATTGGCGATTTCTTGATCAATCTGATCTTCCTGATCATAATCAACTTCAAACTCATCGATCAATACCCAATTTGCATCAATCACTTCTCCGCAATTAATTAACTCGTCAGCAATTTCGTTATCTATTGCACTAAGTTGAGTTCCATCTGTACCTGTTTCTTCTGCAACTTCTTCTTTACTTTGCGTGTTTTCAAGGTCTGTAAACTCCAAAGGTTGTAATGTACGGAAGAATAGTTTTAAACTGATTCCATTGAATGCCAGGATCTGATCAATCGATTCTATAATTTCTTCTTGGAATGGTCTAATAACCATATTGTCAAACAGGATTGCAGAGTTTTTAAGCTCGTCTGCGTTAGCACTGAATCCATTTGAACTAGCAACTCCAAATAACAAAGGAGAAGTAACATTGTGACCTAGCATAATTTTACGTAAGCACTCCTCTGAAAGATATGTGTAATGTTCTGGAGCATCGTTTAAAGGAATATCGTCAACCGTAGTTTTTGATTCTTGGTTGTCGTTAAACGCTACGATAACTTTTTGACCTCGTGATCCTGTAAGTTTGTTCATCACCTTGGAAGTGATCATTGATTGCTGCTCTTCGGTAGGTACTCCATTGTTAAAGTTTACGACTTTAGTACCTGAGAATCCGTTTTGTACTTCGTTAATCAAATAGTCCGCAATCTCCTCCTCTAAAAGTGCGTAAGGTAAAGATCCTTGATAGTCAACGTAACTATAGTACTTCATTCCAACTGAATAAGGCTTGAAGTAAACGATTTCTATCTTCTCATTTGAGAATCCGAAAGCAGGTATGCGTAAAGGTGGATATTTTTTAACATCTGTCCAATCATCTGAATAGTAGTATGCTTCGATTTCTCCGTCTTTGTTGCATTTCTCTGCACGTAATAAGTTTACTGGAATATGAAACGCTTTCAGGATCTTGTCGTGTTTATCGTTGTAATGAACTTGCCAAGCATATTGTCCTAACATTTTACGATCTACAATAATTTTTCGTATATCATCTTTGCTAAACAATGCCATCATTTGAGCGTACTCAGCAGGTTTTCTGTTAGCGTCTAATGCAGATAGTCCTTTTCCGTAAACAAGTCTCGCTATGTTGTTTATAATAGCTGAATTCGTGGTTGAGTTCGTGTATCTGTCTATAAGGAAAGAATAGTAATTATTGTCCTCTCCATATTCAACCCAATTATCTTTTTTAGATTCCTGAATCTGTGGCGTTGTGTAAGCACTTAGGCTTAATATATGTAAGTTCTTACTCATAAACTATGTAAGTGTTTGTAGTAGTATTAGAAGTATATTGTCCGTTGTTTACGGAGAATGTTGCGATTGATTGATTTGTGCAGAAGATCTTATCCTTGTGACAAATAGTTGTTCCGTTAGATAACAATAACGTGTAAGTGTGATCATTCTTTAAAGCAAAAGTTGCAGTGATCGTGTTTACATAGCCACCCTGAGTAGAGCTTGTTATTGCAATCGTTGTAGTTACATTTGTTTCTTCGTCAGTTATTGCCATCGTTGTGTAATTCTCAAATCTGGGAATAAACGAAAAAGTCTGAGCTGATGTAGAAGGCGTTAATACTATCATATATTATAAACTTAAATCTTACAATATTGTTGCAAATAAAAAAGGGGTAACCTAAGCCACCCCTTCAATTAAGCTATTAAAAAGTAATTAAGAAGCAACGATTGTTGTAGTCGCTCCGAATACTGCCGTTGCATTTCCAACAAGACCTGTAGCACCTGTTTCAGTATTTGCGTCTAATAGATTGGCAAGCAATTTCTCTGTGCCTACAAACGTCAAAGTATATCCAACCAAATCACCCATCGCAGTTCCGTTAGACACGTTAGCAGTAGTCAATTCCATTCCGTGTTCTAATCCTGCAAGGAAGAATTGATTGTTACGTGTTTTGATAATTACGTTAGGACGTCCGTAAGATAGTAATTTAACTGTCTTGTGTGTAGCAGCATCTTGTTTTTTCAATACTACTGATAAAGTTTGCTCAACAAATGATGTTCCGTTTTCACGTGATGTTGTGATAACTTGGTCAAATGTATTTGTTCCTTTAAGTTGGTATTTGTACAATGATGTTACGTTAGCAATAGTATCAATTGTATCTGTAGAAGCAGTATAAACTACATCCGTTGCTGCGTTGTAATCT